CGTGCGGCGCATGTAGTCATACGCCCACAGTGCGCTGTTGGTCTTGCCAGTGCCCATACCGTTGAGGCAGAACGCACGGCTGTTCATGGACAGAAATGAAGCCGTCTCCAGTTGAGCGGAGAACGGACTGTGCCTACCACTGACCTTGGGCCAGTCATAGTGCATGGGCATGGGGTCAGGAACCTCGAAGCCCAAGTTACGCAGCACCCGAGTTTCATCAGGTCTGTGTGGCACTGCTACCAGTGTCGCGCCTTTGTGTTCGACCAACACTGAGGTTGGTATGACAGTCGTTACTCTTGTCGGGTTGCGAAGCTTGAGTACGACTGCTTTTTTATCTTTGTGTATCAGCATGTGAGTTTCATTGCAACAAGAGCTGCTGTGACTCCTTCGTCGGTTTGTTCAAATGGCATAGCATGTTGGTCTGCATTTTTTGTTGTCCATCTAAGTTCAACGTCGTAGAACATATGGTGCGTTCGCATTACTTCAACGTGTGCAACACCATCAGGGATTTTTTGACCGAAGAACATGCGGGAGCCGTCAGGTCTCCAGTAGCCTTCATTTATCTGGGTTATAACTGCCACTGCCTTTCCTCCATCCACGGTTGGTTGTACGTTCTTGCACAGTTACGTTGCCCTTGTGGTTGCCACCGCCATTCTCCAGTGACTTCTTGTGGGCTACGTCCTTACCATCGCCGACTTTGGCTTTGCCATCTTTGATAGCTTCTCGCCGTGCAGCGTTGTTCTTCACACGCTTGGCCACTTCTTCAGGGCGAGCGTTGTATTCCTTCTGATACTTAAGTTTTTGGGGTGTTGACTTTGGCATTTGATTTCTCCAATTTTGAATAAACGTCGATCACGTCGAACAACATCGGCATGTCATCAGGATTGTCCACTACCCAAGCAAATCCGTCAGCGCTTCTGATAGCTTCAATTACTCTTTCTTGGTTTGACGTAATGTTCTTTTTCTTGCCGGGGGCCTTGGTCTCTATGGCCACGAACACACCCTTGTAGCAAATGATTATGTCGGGTATGCCGACCTGTCCCATGCCGTTGGACACTGGCATGAAGTACCACGCGCCACGTTCCTTGAGAAACTTCTTGATGGCGTCTTTGACCTTGCCTTCTGGTGTACTAGCCATTCTTTCTCCCGTTGAATTCGCAGCTCAATACTGAGCACCACGCCTTACACAGCCCTGACGTTTTGGCTGGCCACTTGTCTCTTTCGTAGGCAGACTCCAGCTTGGCCACACGGGGTACAAACCCCTGCCAGATGATGGGCACTTCCTTGCGCTCAACAGGCTTCCAGTCAATCTTCTTTTCTTTGAGCCAGATGAAACCTGTAGTGACCTTATCAACTTCCGGGTGGTGGGCAAACACGTAGTTGGCGTACAGGTCTAGCTGCTCGGTGGGCTTGCGCTTGCCAGTCTTGTAGTCTGCGACCACAGCGTTCTTGCCGTGGATGACAACCAAGTCAGCGATGCCGCGAGTCCATGCGCCTTTCCATTCGGCGGGCTGAAAGTTACGGTCAAGAGCGTACTCCTTCTCACACAGCTTCTGGCCCGGTAGTGCGGCCAGCTTGAACGCCAGCTTCTGCCACTGATTCATACCTTCCGGCAGCATGACTCCATCTTTGATGAAGTCCTCGAACGCAGTGTGTACTTTCGTTCCCCACTCTGTGTATACCGTAGGCGGCTCAACCACGTCTCGCTTAACCTTGAGGTGGTAGAACTTCCTTGGGCAGGTCTCGAACGTATCAAGTTGACTGTACGTCCATGCTGGGTTTGTCATGTTGTTCCAATGCGGTGACGCCCCAATACGTCATTTGACGGTCGGGGTTTGTTTTCTGAAGCTCTATGGTAGCAGCACGGTGAGTGCTGTCAACAATTATTTTACTTCTCCATACGTGTCACCCAAGTCACCCTCAGACCACGTGATTAGCTCTGGCCACCACGACACGCCGCGCCGCATGACGCTTTGTAATTCGTCGAGTACATCTTGAGCCACAGTCTCTGGAACGACGTAAACCAGCTCGTCATGAACTGCCAGCGATGGACGGTATCCGGTACGTTTAAACATGGTCAGTGCATGCTCCGCAATCACGTCACGGGCAAGGGCTTGCACCAAGTTCTCAACGCCTTTTCCAGCGTAGATGCGAGCCCGTGAGCGGCCACTGCCGTACCACCATTCTGTCTTGCCGTTGTCCGACTCCTTGGTCAGGCCGGGGTAGTGAATCTTGCGACCGGACGGTAGGCGCACAGCATGTTTTTCTGTAACGCACAGACCCCACGGGTCAATGGCAATCTCAATGCCTTGCTGGATGCTAGGCAGGCTGTTCTGAAACGCTTTCCATCCCTTCACAATGTCATGGTACGTGTCGCGCCATGAGGTCACAACCTCAAGCGACTCGGCTTCTGACAACTCCAGACCGCCCATGAGCTTGGCTACCTTGCGGAACGTAGGCGCACCAGCACCGAAGCCCAGACCCAACTGAGCGATCTTGGCCAGCTGTCGTTGGTCTTTGGATACGTCGCTTTCGTCGATGCCGTAGCGTGCTGCGGCAAACGATTTGTACAAGTCAGCCTCAGCATCAGTGGCGTACAAGTCCATGGACTGCTTGACCTTCCACAGGAAGTGGTTGACACGCAATTCAATACCGGACAAGTCAGCCACTACGACCTTGTGCTTCTTAGGGGCACGCAGTGAGTTGCGCAGTGCGTCGGACGGCTTTGGCGACTTGGGGTTGATGCGCGGCAGGTTCTGCATGTTGTACTGCTCGCCAGACCAGCGGCCAGTGGTGTCAGCGCCAGCGTACTTGAGCGGCACGGGGACACGGCCACCACATGCGTCAGCGGCCTTGATGAACGCTTGCAGTCGTGTCTCCAGCAGGGTGGACTTTACCTCGAGGCGCACACGGGCAGCAGCGGCAATGATCGGGTCTTCGTGATCTTGCAGTGCGATGAACGCATCGTCTGTCTTGGCCAGTGCAGGTGTCATCTTGGCCGGGTTGGTGGGCGACTGCTTCATGGGAACTTCAACGCCACGAGATGTAAGCAACTCACTGAACTTGGCAGCGCTTGCCATGGTCATGCGTACATACTCTTCAGGGTTTGTGGGGTCACCTTCGAGCTTACGGGCTACTGACTCAGCTTGCGTAAACAGCAAGTTGTACAGATCGTTGAGTGACTTGGCCTTCTCAACCTTCACGTCTTCCAGCGCCTTGTTCACCATGTCGTAGTCGAGTTGGAACTTAGGCTCCACAAGCATACGTGTAGTCATGTCGATGTGCATCAGCTCTGCCTTGGGGAACCCCTTGGCCAGTTGCTTGAATAACGCAGCGCACAGGTCAGTGTCCACCTTGTTGTACTCTTCCATCTGAGCTAGCTCATCAGGGCTAAAGTCACGCAGGTGCTTACCCTTGGTGTTCGTGGCTTCGAGGTCGAGCTTGGCACCGACCTTCAACTCAGCGGCCAACTTCTTGAGCGACACGCCTGTAAGGAATTTACCCCCCACAGACGTACCAGTCTTGGAGTATTTAGACCGTGCCATAGCAGCAGTGCATCCGTACATCTTGGGGTTGACGCCAAAACGCCACGCAAGAATCATGGAGTCGAAGCCCGACATGTTGTGGCCGATTGCCATCTTGTCGTCCCAGTCTATGTCTTGCAGGTGTCTTCTGATCTTGTCCTCACCAAACAGTACGTAGGTAGGCTCGTCGCCTATGCGAATGGCCACAGAGATGATCTCCGTGTCAGGGTGTGTGATGTACTCAGTTGGAGACATACGACTCAGCGTGTGCGTCGTGCTCCAGAAACTCTCAAAGTCAATGTAGACAGGCGTCATTTATTTTCCAGTTGAAATGCGACCATAGCTGCTGCAATGATCTCGTTGACTTCGGTGATTGTCTGCGCGATGTGCGTGGTGTATTCGTAGCCCTCTCGCGTGCCGATGTTGACTACGTAGCCGTTGGCCACTTGCTGCACTTCGACGTTACCGTGGAAGATACGTCTGCTGTTTGAACGCTTTGCTTGAACTTGCCCCAGAGAGGATATGTTTCCTGCGGTGATCGTACCGCCTGAAATGTGGTTGCTGTTTCCAAGGAGGTTGTGCATCAGGTCTTTGAACATTCGCGTGTCTCCAGTTCGATTAGTAGCTCGATGTAGTGCTTGGCTTTTTCCAAGTCTTTGATTCCGTTCTTGCTTCGCCAACGGGACACGTACTTGATGACGTTACCCTCCATGTAGCCAATGTTGTTGGCGTGGATGTACTCCACCGGCTGAATGGCTTGGTCTTTGTAGTGACTGCCGTCAACTTGCACGTCGAGTGCGCTTGTCATTTTTTAGTTCCTTTGGTTGGGTGTGGGCAATTTTCTGGCGGGGTAACAACGCACCATATTGCTTTGTAAGTCTTACGGGGCGCTGACTCCCAACGGTCGATGTAGGAGTCTGGCATATTTATTAAAATACGTCGCAGACTAGATGTTGTCATTGTGGAAAATCGTTCGAGGATTTCTCTGTACGAAAGCCCATCAGGGTTGCTACGCAGCAAAGCCCTAACGTCTTCATGTGATGTGTACCGCCGTGTCATGTGTTTTTACTCCTTAATGCGGCTTCGATGGCTTGGGCAAATAAATGTACGCAATCACGAAAGTCGCTTGCCTCCACTCGGTGCCATACTTCTTCAGCCTCCTCATCCGTCAGCCCAACCCATTGCCGCTGTGCTGAGGGTGCGGGGGTGTAAAGAGGCATTGGCTCAACAGCAACCGTGATGGGCGCAATGATCTTCATAGGCTTTGCCCAATAAAAACCTTTTTCTTGCGGGTCAAAGAACGCTATAGGCTCCTGCACAGGTGCTGGCTGTGCTGCGGGTGGATGACACAACCAGTTTTCTGCGGCGTCCAGCGCATTGCGCCAAGGGAAGTTTGCGCTGGTGTGCTCACCAATGTCTTCGCCGGTGATCTTGGCAATCATCTCTGCAAGCTCGTCAGCGATGGCGTGGTATTCGTCGCGCTCAATCAGTGCTTGCGTGAAACCATCGTCAGGCGGCTCCTGCACAGGTGCTGAACGGGCTTGCTTGATGGCGGCGATGGCTATTGGAATATCTTCATCTTCGTGAAGACGGGTGTAACAATTTTCTAACGCCTCCAGCGCCAGATTCATTGCTTCTTTGCTCATGATGTCACCTTTGCCATTTCCCAACCTAATTGAAAATAACTCCAGCGTGTTTGCATACTTGGGTTTTTGTATTTGTTCTTCTCAATCGTGAAGTCGCTGTGGCCCTTCGTTCTCATGATGGCCTCGAATACCTTCTGTGCCTGTGTCATTTCTGTTTCTCCAATATAGGTGTCATCTTCCGAAGCCTGTACTCCTCACGAACGAGGGCTATGGCTTTGTCCATGTCCTTCAAGGTCACGACCTCTATCTGAGCGTCGTGCAGCTCCATCACGGAGTTGAGGGCATTCATCTCTTGGGCCTTCAAGATAAAGTTGCCAGTCAACGCACCACGTTTGCCAACGTCACGCAGGGCTTGCAGTCCATCACGAACAACGTCAGCGTAGTCTTGCCCAAACCCAAGGCGTGCAAATGCTTCCGTGATATTTGCCATCGCAATCAGTGTGTCAATGTCAGCGTGCTTGGCTTTACCCGTGGTGAGCAGCGTCATGGCTGCATGGTTCTTGATCTTCAAGTCAAGCATGAACGACGTGTGTGACCTAACAGGCGATATGCTTTCCAGCACATAGCCCAGTGGGTTTGTTAGTACATACCTTGGTCGATAGCTGCTGCGTTTTCTCATGTGCTATTTCCTGTTGGCGTATCTTGTCCAGCACTTGTGGCACAGCCATTTACTTCGCATCTCTATGCCGCCTAACGGCTCTGATTTGTTGCCGCAGGTGTCGCATGTTTTAAGGCTATGGGCCCGTGTATTCGCTGACGTTGTGGTCTCGCGGAATGAGTTTGTCGAAGGCAGTTGCGGTGGTTTGAAATTCATTGAGTATCTGTGGGTTGGTTGTTGCAATCCAGTTGAGAAGCTGGATTAGCTGTGTGTTAATGACCTTGGCGGTTTGTAATTCTCCACGCAGAGAGCTCACATCCTGAGCCAGATTGTGAAAATTGTTCTGCACGTCGTCTCGCATCCTGTGCAGCGCGGGTATTGACAGCATGTGCGTTTGCTCATGGTACACAGTTGGTTGTGAAACGTAATACATATTAGACCCCAAAGAGTTTCTTGAGTTCGTCGTACAGCGCACGCGCCTTACCAACTGGCATGCTCTCAATCATGTCTTGCGCAGAGAACGCTGCCAACGGTATTGGAGCTGGCGCTTGAGCTTTCGGCACCTCGTCTTTTACTACACGGGATTTTTTAGGCTTGCCACGGGTAGCTCTACCTAACTTCTTGCCGTGTGCAACACGATCAAACACTGGGTATGAATCCCCAACTGCTGTGTAGTGGTAAGAGCCGCCGATGTGTACACGGGTAAGCAGCGATTTGTTGAGCAGCGCACCCACCTGCGACGAACTGCTTGAGGCGTCTATGCCAAGTGCTGCCGATACTCCAGCGGAGCTAGACATTGGGTTGGCTTTAATGTACTCCCACACTGATTCACGTTCACTCTTAGGTTTCATGGTAATTGGCATATCTGGTTCACCTTCGTCGTCAAATTTAAGGGCTTCGAGTTTCTTGAGTTCAGATTTCAAGTCAGGCATATTCGTTCTCCAGTTCGTCAATGATTTCGGTAAGCATGTCGTTGGTGTCCAATGACTCCAACACAGATTCGTCAGAGGTAAGGTGGTCGTACTCGATCTCGAGTCGGCTGTATAGGTCACGCATGTGGCCCTTGAACGCCTCCTCGAACTCTGTGTACAGTGAGTCGTAGTCGTAGCCCTGCAGGATAGTCAAGAACGCTGCGTTCTGAATCTCAGTTTTGTATGGGCTGTGGTGCTCAACAAACTCGTCTAGCTCTGAGTAGCAGTAGTCGCTCGGGCTTGCCATGTCATAGCTAAACGATGTGCAGTTCTCGTGGTAGTAGCGGCCCTTGTGAGCTACGCCGAAGACCCACGAATTCTCAGCCAGAGCAGTGAGTGCTGGGCACGTATACCCAGCAGACTTGAGGAAGTCCTCCCATGAAAACACACGGCCCTCGAAGCAAGCGCCGTCACCCTGCGACCAGAAGCCGCTGAAGTACATGCGCTGTACCTCGATGCCGATGGCGTCCATGTCGCGCTTGAAGTCGTCGTAGACGTTGTCCCACCAGTCAAGGTGTTCTGTGTTGTAGTTTCGATGCTTGTCCAGTATCTCGTCGCGCTGTCGTGCGGGTAGCGCGTTGAATCTTTCCATAGGTGTCATAGTGGTGCATCCTCATGGTTGTCTGGGTTGAACTTAGGAACCTTTGTGCCGCTATCTTTTGGATTTGGGAACGCGGGAAACGGCCATGTCATTTGACTCTCCAATACTTACGTGTGTCTTGCACAATGTCAGGCTCCTTTGGCAAGATTGGGTCGATCTTGTTTCCGAATGGCGGTGTCCATCCGAAGCGTCGCCATGTAGCCTGAACGTCAGCGCCTGACGTCCACTTGTAGTCAGGGTGACCGACTGGAATAGTTGGATATGTGATCTTGTCTGTCATGATGCCTCCGCAAGTTTGGCTGCGATAGCTGCTGCTGTAAGTCCCTCAGTGTCTACTTCATTAACAATCTGTTTGCGCTGTGCTGTGCGTTCGATCTTGCGATCAAGGCGTTCAATGTCTTCGTCTAACAGATACATGCAAACACCGGGGAATAACTTGACTGCCTCGTTGAGTGACTTGCACTTATCAAGGAACTCTAGGATGTCATTCTCTATTTTGTCCCAGCGATCATTGATGACTAGCTCGACAAGGCATTCATCCCAGCGCTGCAACAACTCAGCTCGGCCAAGCATCTCCGGTGGAAGCTCCCGCAGTTGGCTAAGAGTAAACTTGGAATCAGACTTATTCCAGTATTCAGGGGTGGGCCGCTGACGAGCACGCTGCATGCCACTGAACCTGAGGAACGCTGTGAGTTCGCGCCCATCGTCGGTCTTGCCGACGACTTTCACGCTGCTTTCGGTAACAGGTATGAGCCATGTATCAGGGATTACGTTGAGTAGATGGACATGTTCCGCACCCCAGCATCCGGTGTTAAACAGAACGCTCGCGTCTAGCGGAATGGTTTTGTCGATGTTAGGCAGGTCGCTGTTGCGTTCAGACCTGCGCATTGAATTGATCTTTGTTTTGACGCGGGTAATCAATTCTTTGGTGATGTATACGGTTGCCATGGTTTTTCCTTGTGTGTTGAAGTTGTCACCAATGCTTCTGCGAGCATTTGGTGGAAGCCCCCGCCGAAGCGGGGTGGTGGTCACTCGCCTAGGTGTTCAGCGATTGATTCTCTGAGAGCATCTCGTACCTCTTGAGATGCGTCTTCAGCAAGTGCGTCGTAGCACGCACGAAGCACATCGTCGTATTGCTGAGTCAGTTTGTCGATTGCGTCGCCGATAGAGGTTGCCATTTCATTGCTCCAAGTTAAAGTGGATATTGTCGCCGTAAGGAGCCTTAATGTCACTAGAGATACACCATACGACTGGATAATCAGGCGCATTGGCTTCGCTGAAGCTGGTGTAACCATCGGTGAGACACACGAATACCTCGGGGTTGATACCCTCCTTGGCTATGTAGTTGAAGCCCTCCTCCATGTCAGTACCGCCGCCACAGTAGAACGTCAACGCCACCTCCTCGCCCTGCTCGAACACCTCGTGCTTAGCTACCGAAGTGTCGACATACAAGACATGGACACGGGTGGGGTTGCACATAGACACGATGCGCTGTAAGTGGCCGTTGTAGTGGTCAAGCTCGACCTTGGAGATAGAACCAGACACATCGACTTGGATAACGATCTCGCCCATCTCTGGTGACTTGCCGGTGGATGGAAGATAGCAGTCAACGAAGCGACGGTTAGGACGCGACCATGTGTAGTCACCACGACTGAAGCTAGTCATGTAACGCTCGAGAATCTCATGCCAAGGTGTGCCGGGGTCAA